AATCCGTCTTCAGCCATGTTCCGGAAATACCACCAGATCAAGAGCCTCCATGTGAGGATGACGGAGATAGCCGGGGCCAAAGAAGAGTGGATCAGGGAGGTGACTCCCAGTAATATCTCACTGTGTCCGTTGTGGCCTAGAACATACAACCACAGGCTATTCAAGGGCGACAAGATCCTGCTCATGTCAGCTACTCTCACCCGGAAAGGCATGGAGAAGCTGGGGGTGCCGGAACGTGAGACACACTGGATAGACGCTCCCAGTCCGTTTGATCCTGGGAACTCCCCTGTCCACCACCTCCATAGCATCCGGGTGGATTCCAAGACACCCCCGGAGAACATGGTGTGGTGGGCCAGGAAGATCGACCAGATAATCGAGGGTAGGATGGGCCGGAAGGGGATAGTCTTCACGGTCAGCTACCAGAGAGCGCAGTTATTACAGAGGTTATCGGAGCACTCGGATATCATGTTCGTGCATGGGAGCAAGGACCTAGTATCGACGGTGGAGAGGTTTAAGAAATCCCCCGCACCTGCTATATTGGTCAGCCCATCAGTAACCAGTGGTTGGGATTTCCCTGGGACCGAGTGTGAATATATCATTATCGGCAAGGTCCCCTGGCCTGACAGTCGAGGCGCATTGATGAGGGCCAGGACCAAAGAAGACCGTGATTGGGGTGCGTTCCTAGCTATGGAGAGTGTGGTACAGGAGGCAGGGAGAGGCACCCGGAGCCAGGAGGATAGATGCGAGATATTCGTGGTGGACGATAACTGGGTCTGGTTCTATCCCAAGTATAAAGGGTTCGCGCCCTACTGGTTCCAACAGCGGGTGATGGGGAGCCTTGAGATGGTCCCCGAAATATCAGAAAGGAGGTGAAGTATGAACTGCAAATTCTGTGGAAGTTCAGAGGAGGTCCAGATGACCCCGGTTGATATTCCTGGCAACAAAGAACCCATCTGTTTGGGATGCTGGGAGAAGTTCTTGGACGCAGCCCAAGATGCACGGCGAGATCAATTTAATCAGGAGGACAACTAATGGTAACCCAGGTTGTTTCGTACCTACCAGAGGATTTCTCGGCGTCGGCTATGATCCCGTTGCCGGGAAGATATTTCATCCAGTCCGTAGTGTTCGTGGATGATTTCGATTACGGCGGCACCCAGGACCAACAGACCGCCGCCAAGTTTACACTCCAGTCCGAAGACGGACAGAAATATGAGCAGTTCTACGGCGTCGGAGACAAGAAACGGACCTGGCCTATAGATGAGGGCCAACGCCTGACTGGTGCTCCGTTGACTGAGAGTTGTAACTTCGCTTGCCTGATGGATAAGTCTATCAAAGACGCTGGCTTGCCCCGGAATAGACTGATGGACGGAGACGGCAAAGCAGCGGAGATCAATGCGGCTTTCAGTGGAGTGTGGGCAGACTGGAACGCCTTCCTGCCTCCGGGCCGTGCCAAGACCCGGACTGCCAGAGACGGCACTACCCAGGAGAACCGGGGTATCCCGGTGCCGGTCAAGTTCCACATGGATGGGGCTGCTAGTCCACCGCCAGCTACTCCTACGGAGGCACCCCCGGCAGCGGCTCCTCCAGCGGCAGCGGCAGCATCACCTCCCCCTCCAACGGCAGAGCCAGCGGATTTCGCCGCCATGCTGGGTATCGTACAGGCCATGCTGGCTAATGCTGAGACTGGTAATGACCGGAAGCAACTGATGTCCGATGTCTACCAGCAATACCCAGGCAGCAAGGTCGTGGCTATGGAGGCGGTAGTCTCTGCGGAGTTCACGGCGTTCCTGGCTGGCAACGGGGTCACCCTCAACGGTGAGGAATTCGTCCTTGCCTGATATAAGAGAGGATCGCTCTCTGATGGGATTGTCCGAGGTCCTTGATCCTCCGGGAGAGAGGGCCACGGATAAAGCCCACGTCACGGACCTTATTGCCAGGGTCCTTGGGGATAAGAGGGGGGATTTCGCCTCCCTCCCCCAGAACGTACACAACATCATGGCGATGGGGAGGATATGGGAGTCGGTGGTCAGGGTGGATGTGGCGAAAGCTGCGTTAGATGTAGGGTTGGTGCCATCGGGTCCACAGGTGCTGGAGTTGGACGGGATCATCGGGTCACTGGATGGCAGTGTCTGTGACCTAGAACATGGGATGGTGATCCCCAAGTGTGTGGTTGAAGTGAAGTGCCGATTCTCCCCCGCCTCCAATCCCAGGGACAACAAGAGATATATGTATCAGGGAAAAAGTTATTGCTGGATGCTGGGAGTGGAGGAGTTATGGATGCCTATCCTCAATATCAGCACCAGGCCACCAAACGCGGAGTATGTGCTGTATAAGATGAGGTTCTCCAGGCTGGAGTTAGAAGAGAACTGGAAGATGCTGGTAAATATGAAGGAGTATGTAGATGCCTCTAAGTGATTCATTGAAAGAGATATGGACCCCGGCGAAAACTGAAGTCCCCAGTCGGCTCTTGTGTGGGATCAACGGAGAGAAGGGACACGGGAAGACCACGTTTGTTCTGAGTGCTCCGGACCCTATATTCTATTTCAAGTTTGAGACCGGGGACGAGGGGATAATCGAACCGATAGCCGCCACCGGGAAGGAGATATATACATACAAGGTATATTTCCACCGGGGTAACCAGCAGGAGGTCTGGGATGAGTTCCTGACTGCGGTGGAGGTGACCTGCACGGAGTTGTTCGGGACTGGTGGGACGGTGGTGTTCGATACCTTCACGGAGACCTATGAGTTGGCGCGCATGGCCCACTTCGGCGGGAGACTGGCCCAGGTTCTACCCAGGGAATACGGGGTGGTCTATCAGGACATGAAAGAGATCACCAGGCTGGTGGAGGGTGCCGGGTTGAATGGGTGCTTCGTCCACAAGATGGGGAGAGCCTGGGAGTCCAAGGATCTGGAAGTCAAAGGCTGGGAGGACCACAAATGGGATATGCAGTGTGTCTTGAGGCTACAGAGATACACCCAGACCGAGGAGCAACCCCAGGATAGATATACCGGCTATGTGAACGAGTGCCGACAGAACGCATCCGTCATCGGGACGTGGCTGGAGAATGGTACGCTGGATTTCCAACACCTCATAGGGCTGGTGCATGGGGGCAGAGAGAGTCTGGAAGCCCTGACTGCGAGGCTGCTTGATACTACTAACAACAGCAGCCAATGACCAGGACCTGCTCAGATATTTCGGTGGGATAGCCATAGCTGCCCCGATACCAGCAGGGGATTTTATATTCGATGGGTTGTGGGTGGGTGGAGAGCCTGTCAGTATCCTGGGTGAGCGGAAGAAGATGCCCGATCTGATCCAGTGCATAAATGATAAACGGCATCTGAACCAGGTACGGGAGGCTAGAGAAAGAGGGTTCAAGTTTATCTTCCTGGTGGTGGAGGATATATACCGGGAGAGTAAAGACGGGATGGTGGAGTACCGGAGAGGGACCGTGTGGAAGAGCACCAATATGGAATACCACCGGATGGATTCCTACCTCCTACAGTTAGATTACTACAGCGGGGTCAGTGTGTTCAGATCGGGTCACCCGAAAGAGACGGCTCATAGGGTGATAAACCTCTACCATATGTTCCAGAAGCCACCGGAATCCCACACGGCATTGGAAGGATTTTATTCCGCACCCGTCCCGGTGGTGCCACTTAACGGCAAGCCCTCCCTGGTAAGAAGGGTAGCCAAGGAATTACCTGGGGTAGGCTGGGAGTTGAGCGGCAGGGCTGAGATGGAGTTCAGATCGGTCCGGGAGATGGTGAACGCCGACGAGTCCAGATGGGAGAAACTGGATAAGGTAGGCCCAGGAAAGAGCAAGAGGATCATAGAGAGTCTGGAGAGAAGTGATGGCTAAAGAAGTATGTCCGGTATGCAACAAGGAAACAGGAGTACGACCTAGCAGCGGGAAGTTGAGACTACACCGGGTAACCAAAAGAGGAAAGACCTGCATAGGTTCCGGCAAAATACCAGCAAGAGAGGGAGAGATAACTATGGTGGAAATAGGGGAAGTCACTGGGGTCTCAAGGGAGAGGTTGGCTATCTGGGATATGGTCCTGGAACGCCAGAGGGTGCAAGGATTCCCTGCATACTCCAGGCATAATCACTCCAAGTTTGGTCTATTGACCAGCCTGGGGTCCAAAGAGGCGGGTGTAGCCAGGTGTATAGCGTGTGGGTTCATGTTCCAGGAATGGACAACCGCCCGGTCCCATGAGTGTCCACATGAGGAGAGTTTCCGGTTACACACCGGGCGCAAGATCCTGACAAAGAAGATAAGAAAATCCCCAAAGAAAGCGGAGACGACAATGAGGGTGATGGACACTCCGACTACCAGCACTCCAACTATCTCCATCGACCCCCACGTTTATGCTGGTGAACTGATCCGGCTGGACGTGGAGAACACAGAGTTAAAGGAGAAGTTGGCTGGACTGGAGAAAGAATTCGAGGAGTTCTTCCATGCCTCAAAGGATATCCCGGTCTCTGAAGGGTTGATATCCAGGCTCTCCAGACAATGGGGAAGCAAGCCTCCCGGCAACGAGAGCATGTTCCCCACGCGATGAATGAAGAATATCCTAGATATATTCAGGCTTTGAAGATGGTCTTGATAGATGATTCCTCAGAAGAAGTGAGGGCGAGGTGTTGTATATTCTGCGGGGAGGTCATCTTCGGTGATTTCAAGGAACTAGAAGACCACGTTATAGTTTCCCACCAGGAGATTTTAGGTGATGCTGGGATCAGGAATAAACGTAACAAACGTACTGTTTGACGCTAACCGGGCGTGTACTGAGTGTGCTCTCCGGGATGACTGCCAGGGTCCTGTCCCTGCGGAAGGTCCGATGGATGCCAGGATCGCGTTCATCGGGGAGGCCCCA